TAATAAATCTATTATCTCTCTTATCATATTACACTTCGTTTATTAATTCTAATGTAGCCTTACCAGTATTTATATTCATTTGTATCTTATTTATCTTATAAGTTCTACCTGATATAATTAGTTTGTCGTTTAATTCTAACTTAGTAACTAATCTTAAAGGTAATGTAGCTTCAAACTTAGATAATCTTGACTTTTCGCTGTATATAGGCACTATATAGTTAAAGTAAAATGTCTTAAACAAGCTAACTGTATTCTCACCTTCAAAAAACTCGTCAATCTCAGAACCAAAGTTAATTGTCTGTAGGTTACTGCCTAAGGTGTTAGCAGGTTTAATATAATCTGTTACAGTCTGATGTGAGTTTGATGACACTTCTATATTTATAGGCTCTGAAGATGTGTTTTGCTTATGACAATAAAAAACCAAAGGCTTACCAAGTGCTGTATTTTGGTCTTTACTAACCATCCATCCCCATTGTATATTTGTTTGGTCAGTACTGTCTGTTTGGTTTCTCATTCTTTCATAAAGAACGTGCTCAAATCCTAGTTTAACTGTATATGTTCCTCCGTCAAACGCTAAAGGACTGCTTATGTCAGAACTTCTATTGCTTAACCTTTCATTTCCAAATTCATCATTAGTAATTTCATTACTGTTGACTATAGCAAAAGTAGATGCGTTTTGATATTCAAAATCTATCTTAGAGAATAAATTTGCTTTATCTATATTATGTTTATCTGCGTGTATATACTCACTAATCTCATAACTATTTCCTTCTGCATAAAAATTGTCTAATGTCCTTACTTTTATTATCTCTCCATCATAAAAAGCAGTTAGATTAAACATCTTAAATATAGATGTTAAGAAATCTATTACTTTCATCTTAGGCATATTGTCCACTACATCAAGACCACTAGATACAGGAATGTCTGCTCCGTTGTTGTAAGTATAAGTAATATCGGTAGTCGTGGGAGTTGCTGAGTTTTGTTGTTGTACAATAATTATTTTTAAACTATCTATAGATACAGCAGTTATTCCTCCTTGAGTTCTTATTTTAAATACAGGAGTAAATGTTTCTGTACGTGGTTGACTACCAGATACAAATAAAGAAAAACTTTTTGTTACTGGCGTATTATTTCCAGAGTGTTCGCTACTACCTATTGTTGCTCCTGATACTGAATCTAGTAATTCTAACGTGTATAATCCTCCCCCTGTAGGAGTTACCGTAACTTCATATATAAAAGAAGTCCGAACAATACCTCCTCCACCGAAATTTAATATAGAACCTATTAATGAAGTGTTTCCATTGTTTCTTGGGTCGTTTTGAGTTGCTGGAGCTAAAGTATAATCGTTTAAATAAATAGAGACAATCTTTTCTGATATTTGCGAAGCTAAATCTCCTTTTTCTCTATGAAGCCATAAGTATAGCTGATAAAATGAAGCATTAGACGTACTAAAGAAGTCATTTGTTCCGTTTTTAGAGAATGTAATGCCATATTTATCTTCTATACCTAAAATTATATGATAAAGTCTTATTGCAGGTTTTAAGTCTATCATTTTAAGTCCTTTCGTATTCCCTGTCGCATTAGCTTGTAAGTTTCTTGACTCTATTCCGTTAGTTACAGGAACATTACCAGAGTTTGTAGTATCCCAAAAGTAATAAGATTTTGAGCTCATAAAAGGATAGCATAAATCACCAGCTGTTGTTCCTGTATTAATAGCTAAAGAATTTCCATCTAAATTATATCCACTAACAAATCCTGTTTGTGCGTTAGACTGACTATATACTTGATTAAATTTAGATAAATAAGAAGTGTTATCTACAGCTAAGTTATCTAACTCATCATCACCAAAAAGTAAGTTAAGGTTTACTGTTTTACCATAAAACACTATTTTATAAGCAAAAGGAACTCCGTTTTTCATGCTTACGCTATTTAAACTAATGAATCCTTTTTTATAATCCTCTCCATTTATCTTTATTAATGCTTCTCTCTTTACTCTAGCATCATAACCACCTATAATATCAAAATTATAGTAGTGTTTAAATATTAGGTTATTAGGAGAACTAGCAGGTACGCTAAATTGCTGTGTAAAGTCAGTAAATACCTTCGCTATGTCTCTAATATCCTGTATTGAGTTAGTTATATTAACAGATTCTTCTGAAAAGATATCTAATCGCTTATAAGTTACAGTTTCGCCAAATCCTGCTGTATTTATGTATATTTCTACTTCTCTACGCATATTATCTTACGTTGTTTATCTTATCAAATGCAAATTCTAGTTCTATTGTGTAATTTATTAGCTTATCATCTAATTTAGTCTTAAAAGCAAGGCTAGATGAGGTTAATCTAACTGGTAAAGTCTTTTCATTGTATTTTATCCATATTTTGTCACTTAAAGACATCTGCCTAAATACCTCATTGTAAGATTCTGGATAGAATCCTGTATTTAAGCTTAATTTTTCTTTAGCATTAACGTGAAAAGTGCTATATTGATGTCTGTTAGTTGCATAACCCCTAGAACCATCAGTACCTATTAAGTTGGACTTAAACATCTCGTCCTTCTTAGTCATACTAAGGTTGTTTCTCTTAAAGAACCATAAATCTTGATAAACACCATACTTATTGATAAACGTAACCTTATGAGGTGTGTATTTACATTCTTCTATATTTTGTATTTTTAATACGCTAACACCTTCTACTGCATTTACTATAACCTCATCAACTGGGTAAATAGTTTCATTCCTTAAAAATCGCTGTATACAAGCATTATCCTCAAATGTTCCTCCAGAATCCTCTACTCTACCTCTATAGCTGTCTATGTCTGCTGAAGCAGTACTTACATATTGTATTTGGTCTTGTATTTTTAAATTAGCAGTAGGAGTCCATACATATATTTGCTCCCCTTTGTTAAAGAATGCAACAGAAGTTGTATTTTCATTATCTATAGGGATTCTTAATGGATTATCATCTGGTTTTAGGATAGTTGTGTTTGATTGTAAGTATCCTTGTAAAAACTGAGGATTTGAGCCATCTTCAAAGTAACCATATCCATAAAAGGCTCTATTACCAAAACTTTCTACTATAGTTCCTGCTGTTGTTCCTACAAATGGTGTCATTTTGTAATCCACATAAACTGTTGTGCTATCTGTAGAAGAACCACCAATACTTGGATATTCTCCATTAAAAGCTGCTGATATGTAGTCTCTTATAAGTTCACTTATTTCAAAGCTTAACTTAGTACTAATTGCTGTTGAACTTAGAGTGTACTGTGGACTGCCTTGCCAAGTTGTATTTGCTAGACCTGTGTATATTTTCATTTCTAATGTAGCACTTGTTAGACCTACTACTCCTACTTGGGCAAAGTATGGACTTCTTACATTTATTTTAGCCATTTGTTTTTATTTTATCAAATTCTTTTGTTAGTTCCTTATTAAACGCTTCTAATATAGTATCATCAAATTCATCTAATGTGTTGTTTATTGCTCTGTCTATAAAATTACTTCCTTTATATCCTAATCTTTCTATTATTCCTCTACTAGATATACTCCTACTAACAAGAAACGCTATCTTATTATAGTTTGATTCTGTGCGTTCAATATATCTTTTAGTTTTATAATCTTTTAATTGTACACCTCTAACTTTTAACCATTCTTTTATCCTGTATCCATTAGCAGGTCTACCTCCTTTACGGATACCTTCGTCTATAGCTCCACCATAACCATCCATAGTTATTGTTAAAGCATTACCAACAGCTTTGCGTTTAATACTTGCTGATAAATTACCAGTAGCCATAGTGCCATCTTTCTCTAACTGCTGCTGAAGTCTATCTACAACTTGGTCGCCTAGTCTTTTAAGTGCTATTGTTATAAAACTAGAGTCCATTAGCAGATACTTATATCATTTCTCATTATTATATTTATATCAGCTCCCCATCCTACTAATTCATTCTCAAATCTGTCTTTAAATGGTTGAACAGAGATATTCTCGTCTACTTGCAGTAATTCTGCTCTTAAAGTACCTCTTTTTAGCTTAGAGTAGATTAAATTCACTACTTGCAACTGTGTATTCATTATATCCTGTAAATTATCGTTGCCATAAAACAAATCATAGCTATAATCCTGTTTATTGTAGTCTAATATGTCTGCACATAGTACTTGAAGCGTAAAAGTGATAGTATTTGAGCTTATTACAGCATTTGAGATGTTTAAGTGTGTTAAAGGGAATATATCTGTCTTATTTAGGTTAACTTCGGTAATATCTCCG